CGGCTGAGCGTCGTCTGTCCAGCTACTCCAGCTCGACCCGGCGCAATGCCAGCAAGGTCGACCTGGGCAAGGGCCGGTTCTCGATCGGCGGCCGGACGCTCAGCCGCCATGGCAATATCCAGTTCAACCGCCAGTTCCCGGCGGATCTGCGCATCACCGACACCAGCGACGCGCTCCGCGTGCTCGACCACGCGGCCAATGAGCGTCGCCTCCCCGGTGGCTCGCTGATCGCCTCGGTGACCCGGAGTGTGGCCAACGGCGCGAGCCTCACGGCCGCCGTCGGCTGGTGTGCGCCGTCCGAGACGATCTACGACCTGTGCGCGCTGGAGACCCTGGACGGCATGCTGGACATCGCCGAGGTTCAGGCGACCCGGGGCGGGTTCTTCGTCCCCGAGAACGGTGGCCCGAACTTCTCCACGATCTACGACTCCATTGGTGACGAAGGCGATGTCATCCTGACGGAGTACGACGTGGAGAACGGCGTCGAGAAGGTCTGTGTCGAGATCCCCTGCCCCCCGTTCGTGGAGGTCCGGCTCGACGTCGCTTACATCTGCATCACCGGATCTCTCCTGCAGACCCGGGGCTACCCCGAGGCTGTCACCCGGTTCTCGCAGGGCGCGATGATCGCCCTGGCCCACAAGGTCAACGAGTCGGTCATCGCGCGCATCGTCGCCGGTTCCGGCGCGCCGGTCGTCATCGCCGCTGACGCCTCGGGCGACGACGCGGCCTCGGCCCTGCTCTCGGCCGTGGAGCTCGCGATCGAGGACATGAAGTACCGCAACCGGATGGGCCGGACGGCCACGATCGAGATCGTGCTCCCCGCCTGGGTCATCGCGCCCATCCGCGCCGCCATGGCCCGTCGCCAGGGCACGGCGACGATCAACGTCACGGACGCCGAGATCCTGGCCGCCTTCACCACCCGGCACGCCGTCCCGCGCTTCGTCTACGACTGGCAGGACGCCTACTCCGGTCTTGCCGGTGGCCCGGGTGCCCAGACCGCGATCACCGCGTGGCCTGCGACGGTCCAGTTTCTCGCCTACCCGGCGGGCACCTGGGTCAAGCCCGTCCGCGACGTGATCAACCTGGACACCGTCTACGACAACGCGCTCCTGACCCAGAACCAGTACACCGCGCTTTTCGCCGAGGACGGCTTCAACGTCATCAAGATGTGCGCCGACTCGCGGCTCTACCAGGTGCCGATCGACGTCTCCGGCGTCACCGGTTGCTGCCCGTAATCACCCCCTTGACCGCCTGGCCAGGGTGAACGCAGAGAATTCGGGACCTGAAATCCCGTAGCCCTGGCCAGGCGAACCACCTGAGGAGGTGAACACGGATGGCAACGATTCCCGGAATGGTCGTCCCCGCCCCGGAGCAACTCCGGCGTCGGTACGGCCTGTTTGACGCGGTCACCGGACCGCTCGACCTCCCCGCCCATGGGGAGGGTGGTGGCGTCCGGTTCGTACCGATGAACTGTGGCAACGCGTACGCCTACGGCGTCGCGTGCTACGAGGGCGGGGACCAGGCTCCGGCCAAACCGCTCGACGGTGACACCGGAGAGGTCTCTACCGGTGTCTTCGCCGTGCTCTCGACGCTGAATTGCGGGGCCGTCGGCTACACGACCGACGAGTACCGCAACAAGGTCCGGCGTCGGCTCGAAGGCACTGAGATGGCAGCCGTTGAGGCAGCCTTCTGGGGAGGCGACGACTTCCAGGGCAACCCGCTGGACATCCTCTCGCTGTCGGCCCAGGCCGAGCCGGTGGACGCGGGCTATGACCCCGGCCTGATCACGGATGTGATCGGGGCCCTGGAGCGGTACGCCTACACCGAGCAGCAGTATGGCGGAGTCGCGTTCATCCACGCCCCGATAGAGGTGGCCGCGTTCGCGGCCGAGGCCGGTCTCGTCCTCCCCGAAACGACCGGTCCGACCGGCCGCAAGGTGACCCCTCTCGGCTCGGTTTGGGTGTTCGGCGCGTACCCGTCCGGTTCGGTGATCATCACCGGTCAGACCACGGTCTGGCGTTCTCCGGAGATCCAGGTCTACAACTCGTTCGAGAACGCTACGAACGAGGTTCTTCTGATCGCCGAGCGCGGCTACTCGGTGGCTTTCGAGTGCTTCGCTGGTGAGGCGGAGTTCAACCCGCTGGAGGTGTCCTAATGGCTAATCTGCTCTGCGCCAAGCCCCTTCAGGGGGAGACGATCCGTGTCACCCGGCTGGACGAGTGTGGCAATCCGGAGTACGGCGACTGTGCGTTCGCCGTGTCCGACGGATACGTGTCCGTCACGCTCACCCCGAACGCCGAGGAGGGCGAGCGGTTCCTGCAGCGCAACGCGCGCGGCCGGGCCATCATCAACCAGCGCTCGGCTCCGAGCCTGAACTGGTATGACGTGTCGATGGTCTTCCAGGAGGTGGACCCCGAGCTCTTCACGATCATCACGGGTCTGCTGCCGTACGAGGACGACCAGGGCAACACGATCGGCTTCCCGGTCACGGAGTCCAACTTCGCCACGGCCAACTTCGCCCTTGAGGCGTGGATGGGCAACGCGGAGGAGGAGTGCCTGCCCGGGGACACGTTCCCGTTCTACGGGTACAACCTGCTGCCGTGGGTGGTCGAGGGCGCGCTGGCCGAAGACATCGTCATCGCCAATGACCTGATCACCTTCACGGTGGTCGGCCGTACCCGCAAGGGCACCCCGTGGGGTGAGGGCCCGTACGACGTGGTTCGCGACCTCGGCGGGGATCCCTCGCCGCTCTTCACCGCGATCCCGAGCGACACGCACCACCTCCCCATCTGGACCCAGCTCGCGCCGCCGGAGCCCTTCTGCGGTTGCCAATCTTTGTCGAGCTAAAGAGGCATGGTACAGTTCTCCTCATGGACTGTACTTCGAGTGTTTGCACTGGCAGGGGCCCGGTGGTCTACAAGACACTGGGTCTCTGCCGTTCCTGCTATGACCGTCGTCGGAGTCTTGGGGACGAGAACAAGCCTCGGGTCTATACGCGTGGCTTCACGATTCAGCAGAAGATGGACCACTATCGGACTGAAGACGGTCCGGGGGAGTGCTTCGGCTGGTCGAGCCGGGTCAGTGAGCAAGGCTATGCCCAGCTCTGGACGGAAGGCCGCAAAGGTAGTTTCCGTGCTGCTCACCGAGTGGCCTACGAACTGGAACACGGGGAGATCCCGGAAGGTCTCCAGATCGATCACACGTGCCATAACGAGGACATGACGTGCCCCGGCGGAGCATCCTGCCTCCACCGTCGGTGCACCAACCCGGCTCATCTGGCCGCCAAGACTCGCCAGGAGAACATGGCGGACGCGCGGCGCGGGGAGCGTGGCAACTGGGGGGAAAAGCACAACGGGTCCAAGACCCGCGACAAGTGGGGCCACGAATTCACCCCCGAAAATACGGCCTGGTACGGCAACGCTCGCCAATGTCTGGAGTGCCGAAGGCTTCGGAGCCGTGGTGAACACCCGACCCAGATCGCACGTCGGCAGGCTTGACTGTGAAGTGTCAACACCTGTTCTCGCCATGTTGTCCCCTCAGACCGTAAGCTGAGGGCATGGCAGAACCGTGCACGTGGGACGTGGACCCCGAGGAGCTCGGAGTCTGCTCGACCTGGGCTGATTACTCGCCGGAGGTCCAGGCCACCGCGTTGAGCCTCGCCACTCTCTACCTCTGGGCCAACACCGGCCGCCAGTACGGGCCCTGCCCGATCACCGTGCGGCCCAACCAGGCCACCCGGGGAGGCGAGGTCGTCTACCAGGCGTTCGCCGTGGCCCCGGGCTCTCAGAGTGGTCTCGGCGTGCCCGGTGGGCCCTTCCTCTTCGGTGGCCGCTGGTTCAACTCCTCGTGCGCATCGGCGTGCTGTGGTAACCGAGCCTGCGCGATCGTGCTGCGCGGGCCGGTGGCCGCCGTGCTGGACGTCAACATTGACGGTGAGACCGTGCCGCCGTCGGCCTACCGGGTGGACATCACTGGCGGCGCGTACCTGCTGGTGCGTACCGATGGCGAGTGCTGGCCGACCTGCCAGAACTTCACCGCCGACGCCGGGGAGGAGGGCTCGTTCACAGTGGACTACCTGATCGGCCGGGAGCTCCCGGTGGCGCTGCAGGTAGCTACTGCCACGCTCGCGTGTGAGTACGCCAAGGATGTCAGCGGCGGCGCGTGCCAGCTCCCAGCCCGGATGACCCGGCTGTCCCGCCAGGGCGTCGAGGTCGAGGTGGAGCCGCCGTCGCCGGACGAGGGCCGCACCGGTATCCGGGTGGTGGACGACGTGATCGCGTCGCTCAATCCGAGCCGTCGGCAGTACCCCCCGCTGGTTCTCTCTCCTGACCTCCCCGAGGCATGCGACCGGGTGACCGTCTGGGCCGGTGGCTCCTGATGGCCACCGAGGACCCGATGGTCATGCCGCTGGCACGCGAGCTCCTGGAGTGCCTGGATCAGGAGATCGTCAAGGTCTTGAATCCCCCGTTCTATGTCCAGCTCCGCACCGGCAACGTGGTTGACCATCTGCTGTCAACTCACGAGGACGAGTGTTGCTCTGGTCTGGCCTGGGTCCGGCCGTCCGCGTTCTTCCCCAGTTCATCGGTCTTCCCGACCCAGGACGCGGCACCGATCAAGAACGGTGTCCGGGCGTGGGCCATCACGCTGGAGATGGGCGCGGTCCGCTGCGCGCCGACACCGGATGCCAGCCGCATCCCGACGGAGCAGGAGTGGGACGACACGACCCAGGCCGTGATGGACGACGCGGCGGCCATGCGGCGCGCACTCTGCTGTTTCATCGACGCCAAGCCCGGCCGGTCCGCTCGCGTGCTCCCCGGCACCTGGCAGCCGCTGTCGATCCAGGGTGGCTGTGTCGGGGGCATTCTGCCGATCACGATCCAGGGCCCGGCATGTGATTGCTCCGAGGCTGGCCCTACCTCATCCTGACAGCAGGAAGCCCCGGTGGTCTGGGCACCGGGGCCTCCGCATTTACTGTGCTCCGGTCGGCCTCAGCCGTTGCCCGAGCCTTTCTCTAGAGGTGTCCATCCTGCCTGCTTTCTAGTGGCAAGAGCTTGTGATCCTCTGTTCGTGATGTGACGGGATTCGAACCCGCAACCTTCTCCATCGCTAGAGACGCTCTTCCCATTGAACTACACACCGGTACTAGGCGCTTGCTCGCTTCGCGTGTTAACCCGCTAGGCGCATCCCTGCCGTTCCTTTTACCACCGAGCGAACCTGATCTCTCACAACCTGTCCGCTCGAACAAGAGAAACATTACAGGCACGCCGGGGAGGTGTCAAGCGGTAGCCTCGGACTTATGGCCGCTTTCTCGCTCCGGCTCGACCGGAGCCAGCTCCAGGGCGTCGGCATGAACGAGGCCCGCAAGATCGTCAACCGGGTGGTCCGGCGCACCTACACCCGTAGCCAGATCCTCTGCCCGGTCGATACCGGCAATCTCCGTGCGTCCGGCCGGATGGAGCTCGGCTCCGAGCGCGGTTCCCTGGTCATCGGCGGGGTGGAGTACACCGCGAACTATGCGGCCGCCGTGCACGAGGGACGGCGCGCACTGACCATCCGCGCCCGGCGACCCGGCGGCAAGCTCAAGTTCGTGGTGGACGGCCGTACGGTTTTCGCGCGCCAGGTGCACCAGCCCGCGCGCCAGGGCCGTCCGTTCCTGGCAACCGCGTTCAGTGAGGTCGCGACCCAGGAAGGTTTCAGCGTCACCATCGGATGACAGCCCCTCCCCGAGTCCAACGGGGAGGGGCTGTCATGGTGCCGGGTTACTCGCAGACGACAAAGCCACCGGTGAAGTCGCACAGCTGGATCGAACTGGTGCGGTTGTACCAGTTCGGGTTGTAGTTCTGCGACCCGTTGTTGGCTGCCACCGTCGTGCTCAGGTTGTTGTCTTGGCTGAGCCCACCCACCGGGACGTACATGTCGACGTACCCACCGGCTACGTTGCACCCGACCCAGTCATGCAGCCGGATGACCCGGTTGGCCCCGCCACGCTGGTGCGCCACGAACGACGACGGGGGGTCGTCGTAGACGACGCCACCAATGTCCCAGTAGTGGTTCTGCAGCGAGGCGCAGTTGCGGGAGTAAGAGCCCAGCTCCGCGAAGGTGCGACGCCAGAATCCGCCACCCTTCTCCCAGTCGATCCAGTTGTAAAGGCAGACTGCCGTAGCGCCCTGGCTGTCCCCGCTGGTGCCACCGTTGTCCGCACACCCGTTGTACGAGGACAGCGCACCGATCGGAGCCTTGTCCCACTCCGGCACCGAGGCCGACGCCGGAGCGCTGGCCCCCGTCAGGATCACCACGGCGATCCCGAACATTGCGATAAACCTCTTCATACCGCCTTCTCTCCCTGCCTCGGACTGTTTCCCCTGCAGCGTATCGGGTTGTGCCGCCGAGTCCAGGGTGAGGGGACATCTCGGGGTATGGTGTCCCCTATGACCGAACAGACGGAAGCCCCTGAGGTCGACGTATCGACCATGGTGCCGGAGCGCGAGATCGAGTTCCGGGGCCGCAAGATCTGGGTCCGGATGCCTAAGCCCGAGCAGATCCTGGTCTGGAGACGGACCTTGGCCCAGCTCCAGGGGGCCGATGTCGATGGCTGGAGCGGGGAGAAGGTGCTGGCCGCGCTGGAGCGCGCGCGCAAGATCATCGACTCCGTCATCCTGCACTCCACGGACAAGGATTGGCTGGATGACCTCATGCTGGACGGGGAGCTGGACTTGAAGGAGACCGCGTCTATCGTCCTGCTCACGGTTGAGGCGTTCGCCGCTGAAGCCAACCGCGCAGACCGGCGTGCTGCAGCCAAGCCCGCCAAGAAGGCCACCCGGAAGAAGGCAACCACATGACGACCCAGGAACCGGCCATGCCGTTCGAGACGACCGAGGCCGACACCCCGCGCACCACGCTGGGCACCCGGGAACACGCTGAGGCGTTGACACTCAAGCGTCATCCTGGTGTGCGCGACGCGCTCCAGTGGCTCACGTTCTCCCACCTCCCCGAGTCGCTGCAGCGGTTCTCGGCCCCGTTCTACGTGTCGGCCGTGGAACTGATCGTGGAGATCAAGAACGACTCGCCCGAGCTCACCACGGCGCTCAACAAGCTGATCGAGGCCAAGGACTCCGCCGTGCGCGCCGGGATCAAGCAGGACACCGGTCGGGCCGGGTCTGTGCCGCGCCCTCAGATGGTGGTCGACCCTCCGTTGTTCGAGGCGGAGCGAGGATGAGCAACGAGGAAATCGTCCACCAGGCCAGCGAGAACATCTCGGACGGCTACCACACCTTCAAGGAGTTGTACGAGCACCGGCGCGCGCTGACCGCCGCGCTAGCGGTCACTCTTTCGTTGCTCTATCCAGGTTCTGCGTGGCGGTCCAAGCAACATCACCCGGACGATGACCCGATGTTCGAGGGCGGGTACTTCATCGTTGGATTGGACACGCCTACCGGCACGATCACCTACCACTACAAGCTGACGCACTGGGATGACTTCGCGAACTGCCGGACTCGCGAGCACGCGCCGAAGTGGGACGGTGCGGAGCCGTCCGCCACGGTAGACCGGCTCCTGGAGTGGGCACGGCGGGCAATCTGATGGACGTTGACCCACTCGCCTCGATGCGATGCTGGGCCATCGAGCTCGAACTCGGGGGCCGGACGTACGACGTTCCGGCCCTCCCGGCTGTCGAGTGGTGGCCGGTACTGACCGCTGGAGACCCGAGCCTGATCCTCGACATGATCGAGTCAAACCCCACGGACCCCTTCAATCTGGACGAACTCCTCCTGACCGGGGAGGTCGATGCCGCAGAGCTCGGCGAGACGTTGCTGGAGGCAGTCGAGGAAGCGGCCGGGCGCACGTTCCACGCCGCGTTCGTGCTCGCTGCCGTGGCGAACAGTCAGTGGGCGTCGGTCAACGGCGCGATGATCGTTCAGGGCTTCCGGTGGGAGGGCCAGCCTCTCGGGGCCGTTCTCGATGCGATCTACGCCGAGGTGACCAGCCGCCTGGAGAAGGACGCCCTGACCAAGTTTCTGGCCCTGCTGGACAACGAGTCATTGTCTCGTGGCAAGCGCCGGGGCCGGACTCCGGAAAGGGTGGTCAGCGAGTTCGAGGCCATGGCTGGGCCGAAACCTACTGCTGGTGCCGTAGCCACCGGCGCGCCGTCCGATAGTGCACGCCCCAGAACTCGGACACAGCCCCGGCCGCCCCGCCAGGGCGGCCGGTCGCGCGCGCCCAAGCAGCCACGCGCTCCACGCGCTGGAAATGATCCGGCGGCCAGCTCCTAGAGCCAGGGGGCCGGGGAGCGGCGAGCATCCGGTATTGGGCCTCGCCCTCCCCTCTCAGCGCGCTAGCGGCCACGCTGGCCAGCTGACGGACCGGGATCTGGGCCAGCACGGTAGAGGTGATCGGATGGCCTTCGCGCGCCCAGATCACCAGACCCTTGACGTCGGGCCGTCCGGTGTCCGGGTTCAGGTAGACGTCTACCGTCCACGGGAACGCTGGGTCCACGAGCTGGACCATGTCTCCCGAGTTGGTGAGCTGGGCGGCCGATACATCCATACCCGGCACTCTAGCCCAGATGCCCCCTAGCATCGGAGTGACGTGACACCTCGCGACCCGTAGGCTGGCCACGTGACAGATGTCGGCTCCGCCCGGGTAGAGGTCACGGGGGACGTTCGCAACTTCGCCCGGCAGACCGAACGGGACCTTGACCGTGCACTGTCAAAGGTCAAAGTCGATCCGGTCAAGGTCGACGTGGACAAGGATCATGTCCGGCGTCAGGCCGACGAGGCGGGAGAGAGTGCCGGGTCCCGGTTCGCACGAGCCGGGCAGACCGCATCCAAGCTCTTCGCCAAGACCTTGGGCAGTGGCCTCTCCGTCATCCCCAGCCTGATCGGCCCGGCTCTGATCACGGTCGGTGCGGGCATCGCCGGAGCTATCGCACTGGCGGCCGGAGCTGCGATCGGCTCTCTTCTGGGCGCGGCTATCGCGACCGGGGTGGGCCTCGGTGCGCTCGGTCTCGGCGCGATGCTCTTGAAGGAAGAGCCCGCGCTCAAGGCAGCGGCCAAGAGCCTGACCGACTCGATCAAGTCCGAGTTCAGGGCGGCCGCTCAGCCTCTCCTCCAGCCGCTGGTCAAGGCTCTCGGAGAGTTCGAGAAGCTGACGAACCGGATCGCTCCCCAGCTCAAGACCATGTTCGCCGAGCTCGCACCCTCGATCGCCCCACTAACCGCTGGACTGGTCGGCCTGGTGGAGAACGCTCTCCCCGGGTTCATCAATCTGGTGGGTTCCAGCGGTCCGATCCTGGAGGCGTTCGCCACCGGGTTGAGCGAGACCGGCGGCGCGCTCCGGGGGATGTTCGACAACATCACGTCCGTCAGCCCAGAACTGGCCGTTTTCTTCGGCGACTTCTTTGACGGAATTCAATACGTCATCACCAAGCTCGGCGAGTTCATCGGATGGTCTGCTCGCGCTTATGTGAAGATCCGGGAGTTTGTCACTGGGTTCGACTCCTGGGGAGAGGTATTCGACTGGGCCGTTGCCGGTCTTCAGAACCTCGTCTCTCAGGGCTTGGAATACCTGGCGGCCAATCTGCCGACGATCATCCAGAAGATCATTGCGTTCCGCGCTCAGGTCCAGGATGCCATCCTGACGATGGTGGAGGGCCTGGCTGACGCACTGCCGACGATCATCCCCCAGATCATCAGTGGCGTAGTCGCACTGGTGACCGGCCTGGTCAACACCCTGGCAGCGAGTGCTCCCCGGCTGGTCGAGGCTGCTGGTGCGTTGATCAACGGCCTGGTCGAGGGCGTGGTGACGTCGCTGCCGATCCTGATCCCGGCCGTGATCCGCATCGTGACCACGCTGGTGACCGGCATCATCGGCCTAATCCCGATCGTGATCCAGGCCGGATTGCGCCTGGTCCAGGGCTTGATCGAAGGTCTGATCGGCGCGATCCCGGTGCTCTACACGACCCTGATCGAGGTCGGCCCGAAGATCATCTCGGCCCTGCTGACCGCGCTCCCTCAGCTGGTCCTCCTCGGGTCAAACCTCCTGGTCGCCATCGTCCAGGGCATCGCCAACGCCCTGCCCGGGTTCGTCACCGCATTCCAGACCCAGGTCATCCCCGCGTTTCTGGAGGCGTGGCGGACCCAGGGCCCCCTGCTCATCGAGCAAGGACGACTCGCTCTCCAGCAGATCCTCCAGGGGTTCGTGGACAATACCGCGCTGATCGTCACGGCTGTGAATGAGCAGATCATTCCGGCTCTGGTCAGCCTGTTCCAGGAGAACCCGCAATTCCTGCAAGCTGGCATCGACGTATTCAAAACCATTCTTCAAGCGTGGTCCGATAACCTCACCCTGCTGACCACGTTCATCACAGACACTCTGGTCCCCCAGATGACCGCATTCCTCCGGGATAATCCGGAGGTCATTGAAGCGGCCGTCAACATCCTGGTGACCCTGGTCAACGCGATGATCGAGAACATGGACCTCATCATCGGGTTCATCACTGGCACGCTGATCCCGATCATGGTCAGCACGATCGTCGCCAACGCCCCGGCTATCGCCGGAGCCGGGCTCCAGATCATGGCCGCGCTCCTGGTGGCGCTGATCCGGTCGATCCCTTCGATCGTCGGTGGCATCGCCCGGATCAACCTGGCGATCATCTCCAACATCCTGAGCCTGATGGGCCGGATGATCTCTGCTGGTGTCTCGCTAGCCACCGGGTTTGGCAGCGCGTTGCTGAGGACCGGAACCAGTGCAGCGCGCGCGGCCGTCTCCAGCATCCGGGGAGCGATATCCGGAGCGTTCTCCGGCGCGGCCGGTTGGCTGGCCAATGCCGGACGGCAGATCATCAACGGCCTGATCTCCGGTCTCCAGTCCGGATTTGATCGCGTCCGGAGCACGCTGTCCAACCTGACCTCGTTGCTCCCTGACTGGAAGGGCCCGGCCACGGTAGACGCCAAGATCCTGGAGCCGTCCGGCGACTTGGTCATGGCGGGGTTCGAGCGCGGCCTGATGAACCGATTCGACTCGGTTCGTAAGACCCTGGCCGACCTCACCGGAGATCTCCCGAGCTGGAGCGCGGGCTCTCCGCGTGGCAGCGACGGCGCGGCCGCCGGAGGAACCGTTCAGCTCACCATTGCGGCCGGGGCCATCGTGGTCCAGGGCCAGGGCAAGGAAGCGGGCACGGAAGCCGCTGAGGCCATCCTGGAACGTCTCGGGCAAGCTACTTTGGCACGATGACGGGGAGGTCTGAGTAAATGGGCACGATCACCACACTGCGCCCGTCCACCACCTCGTCAGGGGCTGGCTGGACACCGAGCGCTGGAACCCTGCACGGGGTCACCTCGGACAACTCCGACCTGACCTATGCCACCTGGGCCGGGACCGGATCGCCGCTGATCCTCGGCACTCCGGTCGACTCGCCACCGGTCGGTGAACGACGCCACCAGGTCCGGCTCCGTGCGCGGGGGGAGGACGGTGACGCCTGGTGGTCGGTCCGGCTGAACTCCGGCGCGCTCACTGCAGCGGCATCGGCTCAGTTCACCACCTCCCCGACCACGGTCACCGGATCGTGGGGTTTCGGCGCACCAGCTGACGGACCGACCATTCTGTCCACCTATGTCGACGGCCAGTCGGCCGGGCTCCGTATCGAGGAGCTCTACCTGGACGTGGACAGCCGGGAGGCTCCGACCCTCACCGCTCAGGTGCTCGACGGCTCAGGCACGCCGAGCGTGGCTATCAGTGACACCGCCCAGCCGACGGTGCGCGCCGATGACATCGACCTGGACGGCTTGAATGCACGGCAGTACCGCTACTGGGTGACCCAGGGTGCGACGATCGTGTGGGACACCGGCATCGTCTCCGGGGCTTCGGCTGACCAGATGACCAGCCCGCTGGAGAACGGCTCCTACACGGCGCACGTCCAGATCTGGAGCACGCTCGGGGCCAGCACGGCAAACCCGAGCGATGAGGAGACGCTGGCCTTCACCGTCTCGGTCGGCCTGGTCCCGGCCCCGGACAACCCCACCGTCGATCAAGTCGATGGCACCCCGTTCTACCTTCTCACCGCGTGCGCGCCGTACGTCGGTGGGATGGATGGCGAGGTCGGTTACATCGAAATCCAGCGGGTCGACTGTCCCGAGGACCCGACTTACACCGTTGTAACCACACTCGGTCCGCTGGAGACCGGCGAGTGCGCGGAGTGGACGGACTACAGCCTCCCCCGGTCAGGGGTCGGCCTGACCTGTGAGCACCAACCTGAGCAGTGCTGCTCGTACTACCGGGCGCGCACCATCGGCCGGGTGGATGGCGGGCTACGCGTCTCGAACTGGTCGGACTTCTATGACCCAGCCATCCCGGCTGGTGTGATCGTGATGTGGCCGGGCACCAACGCGTCTGTCCCCAGCGGATGGGACCGGGTAACGGCGCTGGACGGCCAGTATCCCAAGGGCATCGCGACAGCGGCCACCGAGCCGGGAACCACCGGAGGCTCAGCCACCCACTTGCACGTGACCGGCGGTCACGTGCACGACACGACCCACGGCCATACCACCCCGACCCCGACGGCGGCTGCCACGGGGACGGCTAACGCACCTAACACGGCAGGCGCGCTGAAGGTGCTCAGCAGTCACACGCACACCCGGCCCAGCGCGAACTCGGTTTCGGTGAGCTCTGGTTCCGGCGCGCCCAGTTCTAGTTCGGTGGCTAACGACCCGGCCCGGCTGGAAGTCATCTGGACCGAAAGCGACGGCACCCCTCTGGGTGTGCCGAACGGTGCGCTCGCCTTCACTGGTGACATTTCACTGTCAGGCTGGACGGACTATGCCAGCGCGGCCAACCGATTCTTCAAGGGCGCGGCGGCCGCCGGGAACGGCGGCACTACGGCGGCCAGCACGGTCGACGCCCACACCCACACGATCGACGCCCACACCCACACCGGGACCGCCCACACCCACCTGAGCGGGAACACCGGGACCGCGAGCTCCACCCTGGCCCCGGCCACCGGCACCGGCTCGGTGACCTCAGCAGCCACACACGATCACCCGATCACCGTCGCCTCAGCCAGCACACAAGCCCTGGCGTCTACCTCGGGCGGATCGTCGGGAGCGGCCGGAGCTGATCTCCGGCCGCCGTTCCGCAACGTCCGAGTCAAGGAGAACACCAGCGGCGGAGACTCCCTCCCCGTGGGCCTGATCGCGGCCTGGCGTGGAGCGCTCGGCGCGATCCCGGACAACTGGGCCCTCTGCGACGGAACCGGCGGGACACTCGACCTGATCGGGCTCTACCCGCAGGGGGCCACGTCCTCGATCGGCGGCACCGGCGGATCGGCCTCCACGCACTCACACACCGGCGGATCGCACACCCACTCGACCACCGGTCACAGCCATACCAGCACGACAGGCGTTTCCACAGCCGGGAGCACCACGGCGTCCACTACGGCCACCGTGGTCATCTCCACGGCGGCACACACCCACGTCCTGACCGACACCAACTCGACCACCCCCACCGTCACCGCGATCACCTCGGGCACGCTCGGCGCGCTGACCAGTCAGCCGCCGTTCGAGGAGGTGGCGTTCATCCAGCTGGTGGAGGAACCGGTTGCTCCCCCGGACCCCGAGGTCTTCTGCCTGACCTGGGATGAAAACGAGCATCTGATCCGTAGCACAGGCCCAGCTGGCCCGGTCTGGTCTCCTGTGCTGGGCAAGTTCGAGTGGACCGTGGACCGCCCGTTCACCGCTGCCACCGGGGTCAACGGAGCACGGTTCGTGACATCGGCTCCGCCCGGGGGGAGGAACCTCTCGATGGTGGCAGCCGTGGAGTCCGAAGCTGAGCTTGCTCAACTGCGCGCCGTACTAGCCCGGCCGCTGGTCCTGATCAGTCCGAGCGATGCGAATGAGGTCTGGGCTGCCCCGGTCACCGAGTCGGTACGCATCATCAAGATCGGCCGAATCCGCCAGGTCACCGCGACGTTCATCGGGACGGGCCCCCAGCCACCTCCCCAGCTGGCCGACGTAGAGTGAGCTGTCACCGTGATCTGAGACTGGAGGGCATCTCATGTCCGTAATTGACGTCCTCCGGCCGATTTCTGTTCTCAAGACCGCTGGGGCTGTCGCCGTTCCTGGCGGCACTCTGGCCACGGTCACGGCGGACAACTCCGACGCCAGTTATATCGACTTCAACCTGAGCATCATCTTGTTGCGGTGGGTGCTCCGAGTCGGTCCGCATACCCCAGCACCCGGATACCAGCGGCACCAGGTGCGCGGCCGATGGCGCGCGCGCACGGACGCGGGAACCAGCACAGACCGCATCCTGCTCGGCCGGGCTACCTCGGACTACCTGCATTTCGACTTCGTCCCGCTGACCACGGTGGTCACCGAGCTCACGGGGAGCTGGTACCAGGACGCTGGTTACGGGCTGGGTACCCCCGGCGCGCTCACCGACCTGAACATCGGCGGTGGCTTCCCTTCCGGAAGCTCTGGCGGGGCCACCGAGAACCGGACCATGGAGTGCTATGTCGACATCGATTGTCGGCTCCAGCCCCAGTTCAGCCCGGAGATCCGTGACGCGGCTGGAGTTGATCAGACCGGCGGCACGGTAACCGACACCAACCAGCCGACTCTTTACTTCGGCGGGGTGGCGTACGACGATCTTCCCGCTGACAACTGGGCCTTGTTCGTCTATGACGCGGCCAGCAACCTGGTGTTCAGCGATTCCGGTCTGGGCACCCCGCCTACCGAAGTCGACGTAGACACCGGTCTGGACAACGGGTCGTATACCGCGTCATTCGTGGTTTCCTCAACCATCCGGGGAGCCGATCCGTTCACCACCCAGCACGACCTCGGGTTCAGCATCGGCAACCTGATCCCGCCACCTTCTCCTCCCCTGGTCAGCGTGGTCCAGGAGGGGGATGGCTACCGGGTCACCTGGACCAACCCGGGCGGTCAGGAGTGGGATAACGACTACGTGGTGACTGAGGTCTGGCGTGACGACTGCACGGGTAGTCAGCGCATCGCCACCGTGCCTGACGGGCTGAACGGTTCCTACCTGGATCTGGCGATTCCGCAGCTTGATCCATTGCCCAGCGGTCCTGACTGTGAAGTGTCAACCGAGCCGTGTGACATCACCTACCGGGTCCGCTACTTCGGGTACGTCTCGACCACCGTGGAGCTCCCGGACGCACTGCCCGCTGAGCTGATCCTGGGCTGGCCGAACTCAGCTGCCAGCATCCCGGCCGGGTGGAGCCGGGTCACCTCGCTTGACGGTTACTACCCCCGTGGGGCCAGCGGCACCGGCGCACCTATCACCACCGGCGGAGCCGCGTCGCACAGCCACGTGACACCCAGCCACAACCACACGATCGCTGCCCACAGCCACCCGGTCGGCGGATCTACCGGCGTGAGCACCGACAGTGTGAACACGCTCCGGGAGAACGGCGCTACCTACCCTCAGGCTGATCAGGGCCACACCCACACCAGGCCTGCGAACACCGGCACCTCGGGTCCGTACACCAGCGGGTCGGCCACCCCGGGGACGACGGTGGCGAACAACTTGCCGTCGACTCGTGAGGTCATCTGGATCAAATCAGACGGCGCGCGGACGGCTTACCCGATCGGCATCCTGGGCTGGTCCCTGGAGAGCGTCTCCGGGTGGGACATCGACCCGGCGAACACCGATCGGTACCTCAAGGGTGCTGCAGCTGCAGGAAACGGCGGCGCGTTCGTCGGCAGTCAGTCCCACCTCCACACGGTCAACTCGCACAGCCACACCGGTGCCAACCACGATCACTCGCTGGCCAACTCCGGGCTGTCCAACCCGTTGTCCAGCCTGGAGGCAGGCACTGGCACGTCCACCCCGCGCTGGCTCCCCCGGCACACCCATCCGCTGAACATCACTATCGCGAGCACCGGTAACACGGATTCGGTCAGCGGCGGTATCGCCTCACCGACCGACCTGGAGCCACCCAACCGGCGGCTCAATATCCTGGCCAACACCAGCGGAGGCATCCAGACCCGGATCATCGGTCTTTATACCGGCACGGTGGCAGCTCTTGATCCGATTCTGACCTTGTGTGACGGGACCAGCGGAACTCCGGACATGAGAACCTGGTTCGCCCGGGATCGGGGCACGGACTCGCTCAACTCCACGGGTGGGGCCAGCACGCACACCCATTTCACGCCGAGCCACACCCACAACATCGGCGGCCACAGCCACCCGGTCACGGTGGTGGAGTCCAACACCGGGACCCTGCAGTCCACCGGGTCCTCCCCTCAAGGGACCGTTCCGCACATCGACCACATTCACTTGACCGTCTCGACCTCGAATGCCAGCCCGGACGTGACCCCTTACAGCCGGTTGCTGGGCTTGGAAGACAGCGCCAACATCCCGCCGTACCACGAGGTCCATTTCGTCCGGCTGGACGGCGTCACCACCGGTGGGCCGCTCCCTGTACCTGAGCTGAAAGTCTCGGACTTCTCCAGCGCCACGGTCCCGAGCTTCACCTATGGCGACGACCTGGACCGGCTGAGCACGTTCACCGAGCGGATGGCCGTGACCACTGACCGGTCGCACGCGTACCCCCGGCTGGTGGCCGACTCGATCCCGCTGGACGGTGGCCTGCACACGGTTTCGACCACGCTGGCCGGGGAGGACATGGACTTGACCATCGGAGTCGAGGGCCTGCCCGCGATCAACGCGCTGGAGGAGCTTTTGCGCTCCGACCGAGTTTATTGGTCCCCGATTGGCGGGACCCCGGGCTGGTTCGCCCCGGCCGGGTGGACGGTCCGCGCTCCGGTGATGAACGTGAAGGTGCTTCAGATCGTGATGGTCCGTCAGCCCTGGCCCGAGACCGAGGACCCGGAGGTCTATCTGTGAGCACCGAGTTCCCTAGTGCGCGGCACCAGGCAGCCCTCAGCACGCCGACGGGCTACCGCCGGTTCTCCCGGGTCACCTTCTCCCGCGACGGTCTCACGAGCGAGTTGGAGCCGGTTGGCGGGTCGTTCACTCAAGACGCCCGGCGCAACGCCCGCTGGGATGGGAGGCTCTCGTTCGCTGGAGACTCGTTGCTCCCCAGGCGGCCGGGAGACCTGCTTACGCCGTTCGGTACTCGGGTGGAGGTGGAGCTCGGTCTGGAGTTGCTTGACGGTTCAGTGTCAACGGTGCCGTACGGGACGTACGAGATCAGTTCCTCCCGGACCCGGATCGATGCCGGTGCCCGGGTGGTAGACGTCGGCCTGATCGACATCTCGGAACGGGTGGAGCGCTACCGCTTCGAGACGCCACTGACTGTCCAGGGCAATGTGGACCTGGGCACCATGATCAACACGGTGATCACCAACCGCACCGGGTTCAACCCGGGCGTATCTCTGACCGGTACGACTCTCGGGACCAACCGGGTGTTCGGCCTGGACCCCGGGACCGCGCCGTGGTCGGAGATCCTGGATGTGCTGGCCAACTTCAGCCGGACCGCTTGGTACGACCGGGTGGGCCAGATCCAGGTAGGCAGCCTGACACCGGACCCGGCCACCACTTATGACCTCGATCTCCTCACCTCGATCTCGGCCGACTACGACACCCGGCCGCCGAACGTGATTGTCGCGCGCGGGGAGGCGCAAGACGGCACCCCGCCGGTCCAGGCGGTGGCCATTGACACCGATCCGTCAAGCCCGACGTACGCGGGTACCGGGCCGGGCACCAGCCCGTACGGCCGGGTGACGGAGTTCTTCGCCTCCCCACTGCTGAGGACCGTGGCCCAGGCCCAGGCAGCAGCCGACACGATCTTGTCCCAGAACGTCGGAGCCGGTGCAACGTACACGCTGGTCCGGCCGTACGACCCGACGATCACCGCTGGAGACGTGGTCAGCGTGGACGGTGTCTCCCTGGTGGTCGACGCGGTCACCGTGGATCTGACCTCTGACACGTCCCTCCAGGTCCGGGAGATCTGATGCTTGACTACACCGTTCTGCTCAAGAAGATCGCTCCCCAGGACGACGGGCAGGACGTGCTCCGGCTCAGGGTCGGCATCGTCGCGGCGATCGCCTCGGACGGCACCGTGGATGTGACGATCAACGAGGTGGTGGTGCCGGACGTGCCGGTGCTCGGGGGGACCTACTTCCCCGTGGGCAGCACGGTCCAGATCCTCAGCTACCGGGGCTCGTTGCTGGTGATCGGACCGGTGGGCGCGGCCCTTTCATCGCCGGTGGCGCTGGCCGGAAACACGACTACGGGGACGACGAACTCCACCTCTTTCGTCAACTCTCTGACTACAACGGGTGTCCACGGTGTCGCCTTCATCGCACCGCCTTCGGGCTCGGTCTACGTAATCGGCAGGGCCACCGGTTCGGTGAACAACGCGGGCACCACCACCTTCTTGGACCTCGATGTCCGGACCGGCGCGGTGGTCGGGTCCGGCTCGGCGATCTACACACCGAGCCTAGATACCGCGTCCGCCCTGATGTCTGCGATTGCAAACGCCACTGGGCCGCACAACGTCAGCGCCCTGGTATCGGGCCTCACCCCAGGGAGCGCCTATAACGCGTCACTGTCGTACGCGGTCACCAACGCCTCGTTCATCGGGACGTACCTACGGCGTCACATCGCCGTTTTGCCCCAATAGTCACGGTTGGACCGGGGGGAGGTACGGGACCTTCTCAATACCCAGTCCTCCGAATCACTATTTCCTCACGTGTGTCACGTGAGGAAATAAGTAAAAAAGAACCCGCGAGAGCTGGAAGGGTCCACCCGGTCCATCCGGTCCGCCGGGTCCCCAGATGTCCCCCGATCCTGATAACGTGGGCACATGACAGTCGCGCCTTCTTGGACGATCCTCGTCCCGACCCTGGGCGAGCGCCGTCCGTTGTTCGAGCGACTGATGGCCGGACTTCTGCCTCAGGCCGAGCGTCATGGCCCGCGCGTCCAAGTGGTCGGCTGGTTCAACAACGGGAGCCCGTCGCTCCCCAAGATCCGCCAGGCGATGCTCCGGGGCACGACGACCGATTACCTCTCGTTCGTCGATGACGACGATCTGGTCAGCCCGTACTACGTGGACGCCGTGCTGGAGGCGCTGGAGACCCGGCCGGACTACGTCGGGTTTCAGGTCCAGTGCTACTCCAACGGCGCGCCGATCGCGGTGGCTTACCACTCGCTGGAGTTCCACCGGTGGCGGAACCTCCCCGGCCGGTTTGAGCGCGACATCTCGCACATCAACCCGATCCGGTCCGTGCTCGCGCGTAAGGGTGACTTCTCGCTGACCCGTTCGGGGGGAGCTGAGGATCGAGGCTGGGCGGAACAGGTCCGCCGGAGCCAAATACTAAAAAC